TTTTGAGTTTGGCTTGCGACACCATTCTCATTCTATCACAGGAGGCTTTATTTTGTTATCCTCACCACTTCCGACTACTCTATTCTCCCCAGCATAGCTGGGGGATTAGACTTTTCATTCAATCACATCTTCACTCACTTTCTTTTTGTGTTCTTCTCTCCATGCTCTTACGTCATCCATAAGCGCATCTGTTTTATCGAACACCCAGAAATCTTTTCCCGTCTTATAATGGGTACAACGGAATAGGTACTTGTAACCTTTTTGTGTGAGAAAAATTCTTTCTGCGATCGAATAGCTCCAGTAGAATCTCTTCAGTAGATTTTCATTTTTAAAAACTTCAAACTCAGTTCTTGTCATTATTTTTGCTCCTTTTATTCCTCAATTTTTTATCAGACTGCAATATTAATAACGTACTTTCCTTCATACGTCTCAGCTGATACTATTATTTTTTCTTGATTTTTGATACGCTGCATCACACCAGATGTGGTGGTAAAAATCTTCCGCACGGGCTGTACTAACTCAAATTGATAATCTGGCACAGAGTCAGAGTATATAGGCGATTCCAGATAACCGTCTCTACTTATCGTGATCTTATCGTATAGTCCACGATCGACCGAAAAATCCTGGAAATATTTCATATCTCTTTTTTCCAGGATCGGAACAAGATATTCTGTCAAGCCCAACTTATCCAACCAGTACAGATTAATATTTGAATAACGTCCGCCGTTTTTGTAATACCCAATGAATCCACCGTCAACGGCAAGTAGCATAGTTTTTAATTCCTCATTCATCCGATCAACACCTCCATATAATGCAGCTATTAATGTGATCGTTCCGAAATTATATTTCTCATTGAATCTATTTTTATGAATAACATTCGGATTAACCCTATTAGGGTTCTTTAGAAACGTTCGATGGTTATCGAAACATAATTGATTTTGGCCTACTGATAGGTCAACAAAGACAGGTGTTTTCCACCCATAGCAAGTCTTTTCCTGATTGAGCCATAGCCCACTTTCGAAGTCATAATATCCGCCGATCTCCAATCCGAAAAGAGTTTTTAAACGGACACAACTAAACAGTGAGTCACAATCATTCGTCAGTACCAGATAGTATTGATCTGGATTTAGCTGTGTCCACCACTCAGGTAATATATTCAATAATTCATGTTTAATAAGGCTTTCATTTCTATTAAAATTCTGCATTCTTGTAATCGTGTTTCGGTACTTTGCATGTACCCACGACTACAAATTTTTTCTATTTGAAACACTGTAACCTCCTCTACCTTGGTTCACTCTTGACCGTTCTACTGGAAGATGATCGAGTGTTTTTCTTTTTTGGCGCAATCTTTTCTTCAACTTTCTTCTGTGCCACTCGATTACGCTCATATTCATTTTCTTTTGCATTGTATTTCTTTTTATCTTCTTCAAAAGTCCCTCTGGCTTTCGCCTGGACTGCACTGTTAATCCCCTTGATAATCTCGTGATAATTAAAATCCGTCAGATTTTTCTGTCCGTTTTCAATCTCTCCAATCAGGCGATAAGAAACATCGCAGTACATGGCAACATCTCGCTGACTAAGACCATGAAGTAATCTATATTCTTTCAAATCACGCGAATTAAGCATGGTGTTTTTCCTTCCTGACAATAAAAATTGCCTTAAAAGAATAGGGTGCAACATCATGTGATAATGAAATCACACCCCATTAATAAAAAATCATGGATCGAGAACTTCCATGAAGTTATCTATTGCCAATCTATGCGATTGTTTTTCGAAGAATTGCACAGCCCTTCGTGTTAAGAAGTTTTACTGCGTAGAGTTTATCCGCTGAAAGAAGCGTCGCTTTTTTGAGAGATTCTCTCTGTTCCTCAACGCTTGTCTCCTTCTGAACAATAATACCCAGCGCATTTTTCTTAACGATGTAGGTTTTGCATTCACTATTGGCAGTATCGTAAGTGTTATTGTTGCACACGATAACTGGAATAATACCGTTCCAATAACCAATTACTCCATTATCATCAACGGTACCATTACCCTCTTTTGCGAAGGTATAATCCACTTTGGTGAATTGTGGCATCGCCATAAAGGAGCTTCTTAGTCTGCTATTGATAATGATTCCAGCGAAAGAGTTTGTAGCAACATCATCACCAAAAACATCAAATCCCTTTTCTACCTCATCGTATGTAATTGCATCTGCCTTTGCAGTTGCAGTTTTGTATGCGGTCGCTGCGTCCATTTCCGCGACAAGATCAGCGTCAACACGATCCGCCATTGTCTCACCGATCTGTTCTGCCATAAGATCTACGACTCTTCCTTTGGTTTGAGCTGCATCCTTGTCATAGATTCGAACAGCCTTTCCGACCTGCCGAACGACCGCTTTGTTATCTGTCATAGACAGTTCAGATGGTGTTAAGTCTTTTCCTTTAACCATTGTTTCTGCATCTGTGATCCGATCAATAGTCGGAAAATGGACTTCATCTCCGCACTCTGTAATATCGGGTACTAAATCCGTGGCATCAAAAGCCACTTTACCAATTCGAATCGCATGATCCATCGCAGCGTTTGTAGCGTCTGCGAAAATTCCTGGTACTACTATAGCCATTTTTATCATTCCTTTCGTTTATAATTTTTCAAACAAAAAAGACCCATCCACACAGGACAGGTCTATACAATAATTCAACAATTACCGTTTAATTTATCTTCTCGAAGATAGTCTCTTGAATAGTTCTGGTGAACGTTCCGATAGCTCTACCTTCTGAGAATATGTCATTCTTTTAAATTCCTCTGGTGTAACTTTTTCGTCGGAAGAATGTTCTGTCGGTACATAACCATTCGATTTCATTCGTGATTTCACGATTCCATCAATAATATTTACCAGTGCATCGACATCTGCATCATCTTTAAGATAGTCAACCAACGCTTTATCCACGCCTTTATTGGACAGGTTTTCCTGAACATCTAGTCGTCTCTTTTGAGCTGCGATATTCCGTTCGGATTCCTCTAATGCAGCGATACGATTTTCAAGATCAATTTCAGCCTGAGATTTCTGTACAGGTGTAAGTTCCTGGATTTTGTCTTTCAACTCTTTGATCTCCTTCGAGTATTTTCCACGTAATTTATCTTCCGCACTCTGGATGGCTTTATTAAAATCAGCTTTCGACATCGTGACGGAATTTTCCGCATTGACCTCTGTTGTTCCTTTTGTTGTATCAAATTCGATTGATACCCCATCTGCCACTTGGTTTACGGTTGTAACTTCATTTGTGTTTTCCATTGTATTTCCTTTCCTGTTTCCGATCCATGCCCCATAAACGTTGCATCCGATCAGACCCACTATTTTTTTTCGCACAAATAATATCTATATTTTGAACGTCCCAACGGACGTACATCATTTTCAAATTTGATGGGGTTCTTTCAAAAGTTAATTAGAAAGGAGGTCAGGGAACCCCACAAAAGACCTGTTTGCAATTAAAATACAGTATTGTAGATTAATTATAAAAGTGTATATTCTATACGCTTTTAATGAACATCCAATTTTGAATATCAGATGCGACGGTATCGAACCGTCCTAGTATGTCACTATTCGGAAAAAAGTCAACGCTTATGCGTTGGAAAGAAAGGAGAATATCCGAAATAATGAAAAAGATGAATCCAGTTAGCCCAAAGAAATTCGGTCTCGTTGGACAATCTATATCAACCGTCAGCTAGATTAATCCATCTAACGGCTAATACCTAATTAATATCCCTTCGATTGAAGGTAATTATTTAAGGATCTGCTATCCAGATAATCAAGTTCTGCTTTATCATTCTTGAATCTCGAAAGTAGTCCTTCGTTAATATGTGTTTGCTTTGATATAAATTTCTGATTGACTCCCTCGTTTTTGATGATATTAAGGAGTCTTTCTCGTAATTCTTGTTGAGACATAATCAATCACCTTTCGATTATATATGTGAATTTAAGCAAACAGTTGTTTTTTGCGATAATTTTACCACTTGATTTATTTTTTATTTCGTGATATAATTATTATTTTAATATACCATATACTTCATTATCTATGTTCGAAGTCACATCAAAATTTCCCATAAATTTTTTATATTTTTTGAACACTATTTACTATCCACTTGGGGGATTTTCTTTAATGGGTGGATGGGACGTAATATCCCATCACATACCATCCACCCACATTAAATAATCAGTGTTCATTATATGGAGCGATTTTCTTTCCGATTCTATATTTTTTACCGTACAGATCGAATACTTCCCTTGTATCAAGCCACTTTTTCAAATCTTTCATATTCTGAATGGAAGAAGAATCACTCTCTTTTACTTCCTCTAAATATGAAACATAACCGACGTTGTGTTTAAATACCTCCATGAACTCTTCAGGAAACGCTTCATAAACCCATTGCAGTAATTTCTGTCCTACACACTGTTTCTTCTTATCTCCAATGAGCTTCTTATTCCGTTTATCGACCATAACGACTTTTCCATCCACTCTCTTAATCTTTCCATGGTTGTCCTTTTCAGAATGAATGTCATACACATCACGAATCATCTTATGAATATCCCACGCCGTGACCTCTCTCTTAATCTTGCAATCATCGTCCACATATTTAATAGCGTTAATGGCATTCTGGATCGTATTCTGCTTTTGTTGAAACATCTCTTCGCCTGAAATATCTCCATCCCTATATTTTGCGTAAAGCTGGTTGAGACGATTATTCCATTCAATAGCAATATTTTCCACTGCCGTGATTCGATTGTAGTCTGCTTTGAAGCCTTTTGGAATTGGATTTAAGATCTCTGTAAACGTAATCAACTTTGTTCTTTCAGCTCGTTCCAGATGTCCTTTGATGACTTTCGCCAGCTTATCCATTGTGCATTCCAGGGGGATATAGATTTTTTCTTCCAGCTCTTTGCGCTCTTGCGCTGCAAGGATCTGCTTTTCCTGGTATAGTTTTTGGCTCTCTTCATCTGGAAAGTGCTTCTTTTTCTTCTTTGGCTTGGATTTTAGCCCTTTCGTAAAGAGAGGACGTACCATGTGTGGATCTTCTCTCATTAGGATTTCATTTATGTTATCCGTAAACTTCTGGATCTCTTCTTCTGTCGATGCAGCGTTTCTTGCATTCAAACAGTCCTGGTATTTCCGAATGGTTTCATTGGAGAAACACTTCTTATATCTTTTTTCCACGAGCGTGATGGTACCATCGTTTTGCAGAATGGCTCCTTTGGATTTGAGATATGGTCTTTCTTTCAACTTTTTCAGCTCTGTGACCAATTCCACGCCTTTGTATCGTCGTTTCGCAGAATCAATAGCAATACAAGATGCAACACTAAGAATGCAAATGTCATCGTAGATTTGAGGAAGATACTTTCTCTTATTCTCTTCTGATCCAATGTTATAAAGGTGCCAATACAAGCACTGAAGATCTCTTGCCAGATTACAAATTCTTCCGATCATATCATTCGCCAGCTTGCCGTCGATCGTCGCCATTCTTTCATTAGTATAATTTTGTGGATCATTTTCTGGCGAAAGACCATTGATTGGCACGAGATACTTTCCAGATTCAACAGTCTCTTTGGTCGCTTGAAGAATAGTAGGATCGTTACCAATATAAGCCACATCACTATCCTGATCGCTGCCCTGCCATATATCCGACAAGAAAGCACCTTTTCCAAACAGATTGATAATCAGAATCCGATCCGTGAAATTAAACCACTTCCATTCGTCACGATAAGTGTTTTCCAGAATGGCGTTCTCACCAATAGCAATGTGTGGGCTTCGAAAACCATATAATTCTTCTCCATCAGCGTAACGACTGCAATAGCACTGGAAGTCAGATAAGATACTTGTTTCAATTTTCTGTCCGACAGATGCCCTCAACATCTCATAAGGATTGGCAACCAACGTGCAAAAATCAGAATTGTTGAGTTGAATTTTCCCGGCATAAAGCTGATCCAAAATGCTACTGATATAAGAATGGCGAAAGTCCGTGTACCACTTTGTCCGAGTAATGTCCTCATTAACCTGAAGCATTTCTTTCATCATCCGACTGCCAATTTTTTCTGAATCCGATGCCTTAGTATTTAAACTATGTTTCAGGAAAGCTGGGTACTTGCGCATTAAGTTAATTTCGTTGACTTGCGGTTCCACGATCTTCCAGAGCTGATCTTCGTTTAAGTTCAAGCTATCTAATACCTGATACCAGAGCTGTTGACGATCACCGAACTTCGATGTTTTCTCGTATTTACAAACGCCAAACTGATCCTGATTTTTCTTGAGCTTTTCTCTGTACCAGTCCCACGTTAAGCGTTCTTCCTCAGATCTTACTGCTTTGTTCAGGATTTTAATTTTTGCGTCAATTTCATAAATATTTTCTTGATCCTTAGTGGCCAGATCGAGTTTCTGTTGTGCAGCCTTTAGTTGATCCGACGTTACTCCATCCTTCTTCTGTACGATGGTCAGATTTCTTTTCGCTACAGAAGCTCTATTATTAATTTCTGAACGCTTATTTTCGAATTTTTCAATTTCCGATTCCAGCTCTTTTAGCTTATCTTTCTTTGAATCATTGACCATATAACGCGCTACAACATGAGAAAATTTCAGAATTTTTACGCTGTTCTTTGTAGTGACCAATTTAACATCAAATGGATTAAACTCGTTTCCAAAACGATCCTTAATAATTGGGTTCTCGATTCCAACAAACACTTCTTTATAATACGATTGCAGCCTGGTGTTGAAAATCGCGCTCTTAAAGAAGTGATTCCTTAAAAGTAAAAATCCCTTATCTCTATATGAATGTTCCTGACCATCCATCCGATCGACGTATGTACCACTTTCGAAGATGGATTCATCCGCAAGACTCTGACCATCCCATAGGTCAATATGCTTCTCATAATCCTGTTTTGCGACTTGTAACCTTTTGGTGTCAGGATTCAACGTAACAACATTGCACGGCATAGTCTCTGTTCCATCTGCTTCGTCAATCAGAAGGATTGAGTACGGATCAATGTCGATCGTTCCGATGATGGAACTGGAAATCAGGCTCTCATAGCTTCTCGTGGAAACGATGTCGATTTTGTCATCTTTCGCAAAAATCTCTCGAAACGGAATCTCCATCGTCTGCCATTTTTCCATCGCATCAAAGTATTTATCATCAATAAAAAGACAATTTCCTGTCCTTGCTTTGGATGACGTTCTCTGAAAATTAACATAATGAACGCCATTTATGGTAATTCCATCACGATACGCCAGCTTTCGAAGCTTCTCTGCACTGAGTAAGCACTTATTCTTTTTTTCTTCCGTCTCTTCAATAATACCCGTTCTATTATTGTACTTTTTCTTATTTTCGTCCGTCTTGATAATAACATCTGATTTAAACTTCAGATTGATAATAACATCCGTATAAACGGTTCCTGGTGCCTTAGAATCCATTCTAATCGCATCGTCTGTATCTTTGACCACCTCTCTCAAATGGCGCGTCATTAAGCTATCTGTGAGCGTACCAGAGTACATGTACCTCGTATCTTTTTTAGGTAATGTGATTTCGGGCTTGAAACTGAAGATCTGATTTGCCATCTTTTCCACTTCTTCCTCAATGGTTTTATTCTCTTCCTTACTCCCATCGCGGACAATTTCTTTCTTTTTCTGCTCATATTCTTTGATCGCTGCATCATCTTTTATCTTCCAATATAGGTATGATGCATCAATGTTTCGTATCAGAATATCTCCATAAATTTGATTTCCCATTATTGTAATTCTCCTTTTTACTCAAAATATTTTTTAACATACTGTTGCACATCGGCATTTATTGAACATATTTTATCAAATGGAATAGCAGTTTCGCCCTGACGAACGTACTCCATCATGTTAGGCAGTTGCACCTCCACTTTATCTTCCAGTTCTACATAAACATCGTTAATAATGCCATCCATGTATTTGTCTACTTCTTTCCTGATTATTCTCCATAAGAATGCGTTTTTCGCATATTCCACGTAAGAATTATTATCAACGTAATTTTTCAATTCGTCTGCAAAAATTTCTCTGATTCTTTCAGGTGTAAGAGCATCCAACTCTAATCCTTTTTCAAGTCCATTTATTCCGCCTGTTTCTTCCATCCAGGATTCCATACCCTTCTTCTTTGGTGTATACATATTGTTTTTCACTTCATCTTCCGTCAACTGATCTGGCGTTATACCGATTCTCTTGGCAATAATCCTGGCGTTAATTCCTAGCTGTTGAGCCATTATTTCCGCTTGCACCTTAAATGTGTTTGCTATGGTATAACCCGTCGGATCGTAGTCGCTCATTATCAGGAACACCAGCTCATTTATTTTATTCTCCGAATTGTCTCTGATTTTTCGCAGTAATGTCTCCATTGCTCCGAAACCACAGATGCCCTTCGATGAAATGCAACTACATCCCAACAACGTACTTATGTCCTTCACGAATTGAAAAATCGTATCCTTCTCGCAAGCTACGATAATGTTACGATACGGGCTAAAAACATATTGCTCTGGCACACTATGACTTCTGCTTTCGTCGCAAATCATAATATCCTTATATGTAAGACTTCCTTCCTTTACCAGTTCCGTCAGATACTTTGATAACGTCTTGTCCCAGCCGGTTAGCCCTTCTTCTGTGTCATCATTCGCTGTCAACTTTCCTAATTTATCCAGCGTAGGCTTGACCACCGAATACCAAAAATTTCTCTGCGATCGCTCGTAGATGCAATTGCAATACTGCTTTTCGTTCAAGATAATGCTACGCATCAGCTCTGATTTCTTCAGATTTCCTAGCTTCTGTCTTATCTCCTCTATTGGAAGATCCTTTAGCGAAGCACGTAGCTCGACAATCTTATCCCTCAATTTTATTTTCTCCTTCCTTCATAATTTCAAAATCAAAAATGCACGTTTCAAAAATCGAAAAACCCTTGTAAATAAAGGCTTTTTTGCTATTTTTCCAATAAAAAATCTGCTTAAAATTACCCCTGGATTTCGTACTTTATTTTTTCTTTTTAATGTCCAAAAAATTCAGTATTTATAAGGGTTTTCACGATCTCCCACAAATCAAAACTTGCTTGTTTTTACCCCTATTGTATACAAATGTATAATATAGAGTGACCGTAGGGAACGATATGAGGAGGGAAGGCTCTGCCTACCAACAGACCATCCTATCCCTATTCCTTCTTCTCTAGGCAAGTAGTTTAAGATCCAATTCTTTTTCCAGATCAGGAACCAGTCTGTTTTCCTCTGCATCTGTAGCAAACGGAATACCATTATCTTGAGACTGTGCAAGTGACCAATCAGAGTTAGGGATCCAGTATTTGTTCCAGTAGTAACCCTTATCGCTCCGATGCTTTTGGATAATTAGGCAACGTTCCTTTTCCAGTTTCTTGATGTACTTCCTGACATTATGTGCATCCATGTTTAAGTCATCCGCCAATTGATCGTAGGTCACTTTTTTACCATCAGAAAGGTTTCGTACCAACGTTATAAAGACGATATAATCCGTCTGCGAAATCCTTCCATCAATCAACGCACCAGCGGCGGAGAAATAAAATTCAATGTAGCCTTTCTGAAATTCCTTCAAACGCCTGGTAAGGATCAGTTTGTATTCATCGAATTTCTTTGGTTGTTTCGGATCAGGAATAATTTCTATCCATTTTTTATTCTCCAATCCTAAAAGCAGATTTTTCAAAAGTCGATCAGCGATGCACTGTTTCTTTGTTACGGATGAATACAGAAATTTTTTTAGGTTTTTGATTCGAAATCCTTGCCGACCAAACGAATCCTTATAAACATCCATCATCGTCAAAATTAAATATGTATTTCCCGTCATAGTTCTTAAATCCCTGTTAATTAATACCTTTTTATTAATTCGCGCTGAACCACCCTTATCAATAGAAATTTTCGCTCCATTATGGTATGTTCCACAGTTTACCTTATCGCATTGCTCTTCGATCCATCCCCTGTGTTTGTCTCCGATCGGGAACGATTCGTAGCACCCTAATAGTTTATAATCTCCATCCAGGAACCGATCAGTATCCTCTTCGATGACTTTTTCTGATTTCGCTGGCCTACACTTTTTGTTATATTCCCGGCAGATAGAATGGATTGTTGAACGCGTATAACCATTCATTTGAAGATATTTTACAATCCTTCCGTGCCAGAAATTTCGCTGACCCTGATCTGCACCTTCATGCATTACTCTCTGGACGCACAGATAGCATGGGTAATCATCTAAGTCCTGGTAATTCCATTCGACTTTTTCTAAGATTGTGTTATTCTCTTGTTCTTTGTAGAAATAATCAATTTGCTTTTGGATATAGGGCAGATCAAACTGTTTGAATTGACTTCCTATCTGATAGGTGTTATTGACCACTTTTACATAAGACCACTTTTCGCGATCGTCGTAATCGTAACTTCCATCCGGTTGTTTGTGATTGTAACTGCATGGAACTCTGGTGATCTGAGTGGTTAATGCAGCTTTGGCATCTGCACCCAAAATTGATACAAGTTCCTTATTTAAGGCGACCACTTCATCTATCTTACATGTGGGCTTGATTGAAACGTAGAAATGAAATCCATGTCCACTCGCAACACACGCATGGAGAAATAGCTGTGGCAATTTTTCGTGAATCAGAGACGAAAAATCCGATGCATCTCTCAGATCAGGATAATCCTTGCCATCAAAATCCAGGAATAACACCCTTCTCTGTCTCTGTGTTGTCTTTTTCCCATCCTTGTCCCCTCGATTCGTGGCGATCTGATTATAAACATCATACGTATATTTATATTTCGCCACGAACGCTGCATACTCTTCGAATGATTTCACAAACCCAACCTTTGTGGCTACTGGATTTCCATGCCTATCTTTCCGAATGGCAACCATGCGGATGTATTCTTCTTCTCGTAGCTTTGGTGGAAACATCATTTGATAATAATGATGTAGAATATTTAGTTGTTGTTCTTTTTTACTTATGATAATTCACTTCCTTCTTATTTAAATAGGAAGAGTACATCGAAATGCATATTTAATATTTAATTTTTAAATAATGGGATTTTTCGCCAGAACTGGCAAGTGATCTCTCTGAAATGTTTTAGAAATTACTGTTCAATAATTATATTTCTTTTGCTTATGAATTTTGTTGCAAATCTTCCGTACTCTTATGTTATCGAGTTTCAGATAGGCTCCATGATACACAGAGCCTATCCGTTTGTTATTATTATTCTTCTCTATTTTCTTCTCTTCTTACAGCCCATGAAAATTCGTTTCTATTGGAACTCTGGTATGGATCGTAGAAGTCGATTCTTAAATTTCTTCCAACCCTATTATCCGCAACAGCTACCCATACAGGGAAGTCTCCATATTCATCATATGCCACCATTGCCATTCGACAGGAAAAACCTTCTCCATTATTGGAAAAAAGATACTTACAAAGTAGCTCATTATAGCCTTTTGTCACCATCTCTTTTTTGAACTTATAATCCAACAAATCATCAAACATTGTTAAGTCCATGATTTCTCTTTTTTCTTTTTCTGAAAAACTCTTAAACTCCTCCAGATGCATAGGATTCTTTTTGTTTGGTGTTCCATTCTGTAATAAAAATTCTACATTTAGCATTTTTCTTTTCTCCTGTTAAAATTCATTTTTGTAATTTGCGTTTTATTATTCTCTTTTTATTTTTCAATACATTCGAATTTTAATTTTTCTCCAAAATCGGATTAATTCTGCATTCATTCGCAACCTTCTCGATGATCGCATCGAAACAGTCCCAACAGATATCGAAATCAATGGTTTCGCCATCGTGGATACTGCTATACCCAATCTTCTGATGTATTCCAATATGCTCCTTTTCTGCGTATTCATCCAATTCTTTTTCACAAATGTTGCAGCGTGTTCTTCCTGTTGCCATCTTTTGTACGTCCTTTCTTCTTTTGATTACTCTCGTGGTAGATTATTCTCCAAAAACAGGCCAACGTTTCCGAAAAAATACTGTTGTATTACATTGTTCATGAGCATGTTTATTTCTTTTAATTCTCCATCAGGAAGATCGACTTTTATCGAAACGTCAACTTCCTTATTCTTCTCGTCATCGAGTAGAGTTTTAAAAATTTCAACTCTCTGTACTCCGTATCCTTCATATGAAAGATCGAATTCGATCCAGATGCTTTCCTGGAAGTTTTCGGAAGTGATGCCCTGTTTTTCTATATTCTCTTTTATTTTTTCGTCCAATCGCTTTTGCAGTTTTTCATCCAATGAAATCACGTTATAGGTGGGGACGAAATCAACCAGATCCAATAGCTCTCCAATGACTATCTCTCCTTCTGTTGTTGTAATAATTCTTTTCATGATTATGCTCCTTTTATTGTGCTACACATAATGTATCACGTTTTTCGTGATATGTCAATCACGTTTTTAGTTATTGTTAATAATTGTTTTGATGATATTTTTATAATTATTGTAAGTTTTTCTAATTCATGATATAATGATAATAGAATAATCTTTTTCGTGAAAGGAAGTGTGAAATTATGGCTACAGATAATTTAAAACAGATTTCGAAATTTGTTCGTTTTATGATGGAGAATGCAGATGTAAAACCAAAGGTCGCAGCGGAATGCATTGGATGTTCTGTTGGGACTTTCCGAAATAAATTAACTCAGGATCGCTTTTCACTTCAGGATTTGATACTACTCTCTGAATTATGCGACTATCACTTAGCACTTATTCCTGATAATAAGAATAATCCGACGGAACTGCTTACAGTTAATGATTACGTGTCAGATCAGGACAAAGCTACGATGAAATCATATCGGAAAGAACGTCTCCAAAAGCACCTGGATGTTCTGGAAACTTTCATGCAAGGAATGAGTCTGGAAGAGAAGCAACAGTTTATCTCAGAGCATTTGCCGAACATGATTAATGGAACAGACGATCCAGATTTGAAAAAATAAAAATTGCTATAAAAAATAGGTGAGAATCTGTTTCCCACCTATTTTTATTTTGGATTATGTTGTGATTTTGAAAGAAGAACTTCCTGTTACTGTTTCCTGGCCTTTCGAAACAGTAATAGAAACAACCAGTTGTTTTGATAACATCGTCCTATCGCTACTCATTTTTAAACGCTTACTATTGAACGTTGTGCCGTTGACCCAGGTGCAGCTACTTGTGTAATCTTCTCCATCAATAGCGCACGTCCACTCAAATGTTGCATCTGTGTAATTAGCTGTGATGTCATTATCGGAATCATCCGTAATTTTGGCATTTAAAACCTTGTACGATCCACCAATTTTGATCGTATCAGTTGACGATGTAATCGACACCTTATTTGTGGTTGTTGGAATCGGTTCTGGATCTGGATCAGGTGTTGGGGTTGGATCTACTTCGTTCGTCGTCACTTGTGCGATGATGTGAAACAGACCATCCTTAATATAAGTATTATCCGTTCTGAATGTTCTTCCATAGAGATTGAAGGTATCGTTAATCTTTAGTTCTTTTATGGTATCTGTATTTTCTGTGATAATTTCCATATTACCAGAAATCATCGTAAACACCTTGTCAGAATATGCGATTCCATCTTTCATATCGTAACCGTAGATCGGAACGTCTTTGATTGTCCCGTTATTACTGTTCAATAATCCATTCGTAGCGATACCGAATGATTTATAATAACAGGTATTTTCTTCTGTTTCTTTGTTCATCAGGACATACGTTTTTCTTCCATATTGGATCAGTGATCCTTGCTCTACTGGCGCATCTACGCCATAGTAAACGTTGATCCGATCCTCTGTGCTTTGCCCGTCATCACATCGCCGAAAAAAAGCCACAAACTCTTTACCATTGCTCCACGCTTTTACAGTTTTACCTTCACGCGCCATTGTCGCAGCGAAAATATTCTCTAATGGTGTGTACATTAAATCCGCCATCCGACACCCCCTATCTCGTGAAATACATGAATGTGAAATCTGAATCGTTATAATGCATTTCGGCCTTAACACGATTAATCTCAGCCCTGAGATCCTTAAGTCTATTCTGAAGGTTTGTGAATGCTTCACCTTGTGTGACAAATTCCGTTTCAACTTTTCGGTATGCATCAATATTTCCCAACAGACTGTGCAGAATCGTGTAAGTTGCTTCGAGTAGTTTTGCATGATCCGCATTTTTGTCATAGTCTGCTTCAGGATCAAGCCCACATTCATTCAAAATTTTCTCGTAAACAGAGATCCGATCTGTCTCCATACCTTCGTAATTCTTGTCTCCACTCATTTCTTTGATTGTCTTGTTCGGATAATAATTCTTGTAGTTAAGCTCCAACAATAAGCGTTCATAATTACTGAAACCTGTATCAAAATCACTGTCCGGCTTTTCGTTATATTGTTCATCATCATATTTTTTCATTCTGTTATTCTCCTTCAGCTTAAATATATATTAACGCAGCGTGTTCCGTAAGAATTGATCTCGTACTTGATTTCGTCAATCTCATATTCTGTCTCTTCGAACGTGATGACACCTAGATCGCTGACAAACTGTAATTCCTGGAACGTCATGTATTCTTCTGTGTGAGGTTCATCCAGTGGAAGAAGCTCCTCTCCATCTGCATTAAAAAAGCGTACCTGAAGGATATTTAGATCCTCTTCCAGATACGCAAATGCTTTATATTCATCTATCAATTTTATGTCTTTAACCCGATAAGGCCGGCTCTCTTTCACTCTCGAACGATCTGTACTCATGTAACGATCCAACTTCCAGAACAAATCGTTTTCGTCCTTAAACTCGATCACCTTTACTATATTATTTATTTTTGCCATTCTGCATCCTTTCTGGTATCGCATCACGCGCATACCCGTATTACTTAACTATTTATCACGAAATCGACCCTATTTGCTCTTATAATTGCTTTCAGGAAGATTTACTTACCTTTATTTTTTTATTTGATTCTAGCTCTCTCAGAGTGATTTTTCCCCTAACGATATTTCACTTTCTGAACACTATTAATTAACACAGATTTTTTATGGTATTTTTATGGAAACACTTGACGTTGACACCGCCGAAGGCGAATAATCCATAGGGGAAAAGCAACGGCTTTCTGGATCGGGCAGAGTTTCCCTACAGAAAAAATTTTTAGAAAACTCTGTTTCACTCAATCCACTTTTTCAGAAGTATCCGTGTTCCTTGGAGTGCGGTACAAATCTATGAGTACGGTCGTCTTCGTTACCGTCTGGACTTTAATAGTGGTTGATCCACGCCCTCACTACGTATCATTTCTAATACTTGTCCATTTCCGCAATCCTACAATTCAGTAGGTTGCCGTGGTCAGGTCATACCCCAGATAAATCTGGGCGAACCTTCTCACCCCCGTGTATGCTATTCTTAACCAATGTGCCGTAACTTCGTACCAATAGGAGTTACGGGTTAGGCATATGAGGTCTTGCAATCTCTTCAACCCCTGAGGTATTGATCCGGTGATAGATGCACCAGATCCACCCCGACGATTTTGTTAGTTAGGCTCGCCGACACCGATTTTGTTTATCCAGGAGGAATCCTGAAACCCTGTCCAACCATTCATGAGTATATAACAAGTAATACCTTTTATATAACTTTAATACACCCAAACACACGTTTATTCTTGACAGAACAGGTGATTGTGGTTTAAAATATACCTCATAAAAGGCAAAATTAAATACACCCTACCATATTCCTTTTTCAAAAAGAAATGTGCTAAGTTGAATTTTTCGTATTTAGTTTTGTTCCAACGGCTGCATCTGGTAAATGCTCCGGAGGACGATCAGCGTGGTAACTGGTCGGTTGTCTTATTGTTCTGGTAAAACAAATAAGACGGGTAAATCTGACAGTAATTAAGCAAAATAAAAGCGGTATGAGACTGAGATCACATACCGCTTAATTTCTATCCACAAATATCTAAATACGCCGGAAACCCTTGATTTTACTGGGTTTTTATGCTATACTATCTCCATACAATATGTATAGAGGTAAGGTCGTGTTTATCATTCTGGACGATATGTTTGTCTCATATCTTCGGAACAACCTGAACTGCCAATTCAGGAAGTGTCCTTACCTTTGAAGGTTATCTTCTGAAAAGAAGGTAGCCTTTTTTATTCTCAATTACTTGTTTTTATTATATCCACTTGGATATAACTTGTCAAATCTTTTTTTATTTTTTTGTGAATCTTCTAATCAATATTTAAAATCATAATATTCCACCATTATTTCTTAAATACGCCGAAAACCTTTGATTTTACTGGGTTTGTTGCATTTGAATTGCATTGTATAATATATTTTATCTTATATTATATCATATAATTTATCATATAATTTCTAATATACTATATCACACATGAGTTAATATACGAACAAATACAATGTAAATGATACTTGTTCATGTATTAACTCATATATGATATCTTATATTAGAATTTGTTTTCTATTGACTTCTAATATATTATATCATATAATTTATCATATATTAGTTTTTCTAAAAGAGCTAATATAGAACTATACATATTGTATCTAAGAAAGGACTGGTATACCTATGAAAATCGTAACAATGGCAACATTAAAAGGTGGTTCCGGCAAAACCATGAATACTTTTAATATCAGCGGAATCCTGGCGGAAACCTCCAAAGTTCTCTTAATTGACATCGACCCTCAGTGCAACTTAACAAGTAACTGCGGCGTTGATACTGCAAATACAGAAATTAAAACTGTCAAAGATATTTTCGAAAATCTTCCGAAGAATCAGCCGACCGCAGAAGAGGTAATCATGAAAGCTCCAATCCCGGAACTTCCTAATCTCGATTTAATTCCTTCCAGTATTCTGTTATTTAAAACAGAAAAGGCAATGGCGTCACGGAGTAATAAAGAGCATATCCTTGAATACTTCCTGAAAAACAATGCAGCTCACTTGCAACAATATGATTACATCATGATCGACACCAACCCATCTATGAGTGCTATTAACATTAATGGATTCTACGTCGCTGATAGTATCGTTCTGTCGAGTGATATTTCCTCCAACAGTATTTCCGGCGCGGAACTATTTTGTGCTTTATGGGATGACACCAGAGAGGAGATGGATCAGAAAGAAGATAACGTCCGCGCTCTGATTCTCTGTAATGTAGACAAGCGTTCAAAACTTATTGACGAATTATCTGGTTACATTAATTCCGATGACTATTCCATCCCGAATAACATCATCGTCAATACGGTTATTCCTATGACCGTAAAATTAAAAAACACAGAGATCGAGCATCAACCGGTAAATTTGCTTTACCCTAAAGATACTATCCGGGCAACCTATGATTCTGTTATTGCAGAGCTGAAGGAGAAAGGAGTTTTATAATGGCAGAAAACAGATTTGCTAAAGGAGTCAAGACTGCAAAAGAAAGAACCGCCGAAATTGAAGCATCCAAAAACAACCAGGACATTACCGAAACCACCCCTGATAAAAAAGTGGAAAATGCTACTGAGGTAACGGGCAAAAATAAAATTGATATTTCAAAAATTTTCGCCGATACGCCAAAGAAAAGAAAAGCTGTAGCTAAAACATTTTACATGAATGAGAGTAATATGGACAAATTAGAAAAGCTGGCTAAAGCGCAGAAAATGTCAGTATCTAAGGTACTTAACGAGATTTTAAGCAATGTATTATAATATCGTTTATCCTATGTTATATATTATATGATAAAACATATTATATAATATACGATAAATTATATGATAAAGTATATGATATTTCGATTTAACAAAAGCCGGAAGGACAGTAGTATTACCCATCTGTCCTTCCGGCACTTTTTATTTCTTATTCTTTTTTGGATGTTTTCTATCGTCATCCCTGTTTCTCATGGATATACCGATGGATGGTTCCTTCACTCTTGCCGAGCTGCTTTGCTATCTGCCGGATGGAGTGGCCTTGTTCTCGTAGCACATGGATCAGTGCGATCTGTTCTGTCGTCATCGTCTGAGGTCTACCCTTTTTCTTTCGTGTTGCTTTTTTCATCTCCGTGTCCTGGGCGATATTTGCTTCTACAGCCTTAATCGCTTCTTCCTTCGAAAGTGTAGCCGCTGCCATTTCTGCGATTTTAGCCTGAAGTTCATCGTTGCGTTTTTGCTCATCGTCATAAAATTTTTGATATAATTTAAGATCGTGTTTGAGCTGATCCAGCTCCCTAATCAATGCACTGTAAGTCACTGCATCATCCTGAGAATATTGAGCAAATTTTTTATCTTTAAGCTGTTTTTGTAATTTATCTATAGTTTTTTTCCGGCGTTCAGAAACCGTTTCTACATATTTGATGCTTCGTACAAGTTCCGTCCGATTCTTGCCGTTATAATAGTCATACCATTGTGTATGCCGATCTGAGGTACCATTTATGGTTTCTGAACATTTTGATCTAATTTCTTCGATAGAAAGATTTTCCAACTCTTCATCGGATATATTATCTGTTTTTGGAGCTTCTGACATGCGAAGCTCTAATTCTTCTATCCGCTCTCTTAACTCACTATTCTCCCTAAGACATTCTCTTTTTTCATTTTCAAGGAGTAAATACATCTGATAATACGCTGCTTCATTGGAAATAGCATTTTCATATCTAATTCTGTCGTTTTGCAACGTTATTGATTTGTCATTGGATAATAGCTGAAGTTTCAGATCTTTATTTTCCTTTAGCAGTTCAGTTATCTTTTCCTGCACAGAATCAAAAAGTTTACATTCTTCCTCGTATAGTTTTTTATAATGAGCCTTGTCCTGAATAGCTGTATTGCACTCACACTGTGTCTCTGGAAGAGTAGTTCCGGCTGATTGGCTATGCTTCAGCTCTGCGACTACACTCTGTAGCCGATCAATCTCAGCGTCACGTTCGGAGATGATTGCTTTGTAACCATCAATTCTTCCTTCCGCTTCAGATAGTTTACTTTTGATAATATCAATTTCTTTGAGATCCTTTATGCATTCGGTTATTCCGATAAAGTAATCCGTATCGCCCTCATGTTCCAGGAATGCTTTGTTATCTGCAAGGATTTTATCTTCCAGATCCGCCTCTCTTCTGGCGGAACCTTTCGCGCTGATCCGCCCTAACTCACTGAGATTGGCCTGACTCTTCAACTGTGCTATTTTTTCTTTCATCTGGATATAGGTCGGACTATTAAGGAATGAACTTTCTCCATTTTCGCGCATCTGATTTAAGAGTTCATCTTTTTTTTCACATGCCGCCTGGAACACCTTAACGTCATTCTGAAGTTTCTGGATTTCGTCTTGAAGCTTCTGAGTATAACTTGGTCTTTTCTTTGCCATGAAAATACCTTCTTTCTTGAGTAGAGTGGAAGAGTATTGCTTAAACTTGTTTACTGCCTACTTTCCGCCATTCCTATTTATTGAACTGCTTTTATTATATATCTGGATAGTGTAGTAGTCAATATTTTTTGAACATGTTTTATTAAATATTTTTGATGGAGTAGGAGAGTGCGGATGGAGTTGATTTTCGATCTGGTTTGTTTGTTCTGGCGTAGTTATTTAGTATTACTTTTTATATAATAGCGGTATGCTTACGGTATGAATAGTATTGCTTTTTATATGGTGTAAGAGGGTGGAAGAGTGGTATGGTGGGGGCAAATTTTCTTGGTGTAAAAAAATTGGGATAGCATATTTCGCCCTGGCGGTTTGGGGGTGTCCCGTCCTTCCATGCTACCCCGTCCAGATGCCCGTATAATGTGCTTTATTTGTTTAATATACATTTATCTATTCTATTTCAAATAGCCGCATATAGCCTATAAATACAGCGTTAGACGTCGTTTTATTTTTTGGCGTTCGGCTACGTTTTTAGGTATAAATATTCATTTTTTTTGTATCTTGACACGGGGGATTACAACCCGTACACGCTGCATTTTTCCTTCAGATCCGGCGGCGGTGGTGGCATTATATCGCCCACGATATACGGGATATATTCTTGTATTTTCCCTTAAAAACAATGGACAGATAAAACGCTCGATCACGTCAAAAAAAAGGCTATATAACCCCCTATACAGCCGTTTAAAACCTATATTATATTGTGTTCAATAATTCATAAGGCACACTAAAAAAGCCATGGGTTTTTACGCCATGACCTTTTTAGTATTCCCTATCTTTCCTTTACAAAAACGCTTTTGCCAGTCCTAACAATAACGCGCCGATGATAACAACAATGAGTGCGCCGCCGTCGATTTCGCTTTCTGCTAAACATGCCAGACTAACGAATACCCAAAAAATCATATTCATTCCCCCCCCTTATCTTAAAAACGATACCACACAACTAACGTTCTTTTCTGTGTATTCCTTCGTGATTGTTCGTTTGAAAGTCTCACTTTCTTCCTTCGTTGCGAAATGTCTTTCATCAATGATTTTTGATTCAAATACATTGATTTCGATAACGACCGCAGTATAAAAACCGCCTTTTACTTCTACTACACCGATTTTTCTATTATCTCTCATAAGTTCCAACCTTCTTTCCTCAGATCGTCAACCGACGGAATTTTCTTCATAATCTCTTCATAGCTTGCATTGTTTTTATCTTCCAGTTGATACAGTGTGTCTTTCAGCTCAAAACACGGATAGTCGTACTTGTCAATGAAATAATAGGCGATGTCGTCCAGCGGAATGCATTCGTCAAGCTTAATATAGCCATCTGGCACGATGGTAGCCGCCTGAGTTGTTCCGATATAATAGGATGCAGCGACTAATAAAGCCGTTCCTAAAATCATAACTAATTTTTTCTTCATGTGTATTTTCTCCTTTATCGTGTGGTTGTGGTTGACTTCCAACCGAAACAATGATAATAAAGTTCTTCTTCCCGAACGGTCTTGTTATTAATGATAGTTTCTGTATGTTTACGCATGATTCCCTCATAGATTTCGATGTGTTGATATGTGTCCCCATTTTCGAAACGCACTACATGTTGTGTCTTGTTGCCTACGTCGAAATAGTTTTCTTTCCGGCTCTGTCCTTCGTGGTCGCTGATCCAATCCATGATATTCTGTGTTGTCATAATCGCCGCCCCCTCTCACTGCATCACTTCGACGCACGCGCCGTTGTCAGTAAAGATAAATGTTCCTTCCAATCCTAAGTCTCGCCCAAACGCCTGATAGTCGAAGTATCGCGCCACGTTGTCCGGTACGTTCATTAAATACCCACATTCTTCTACTACTTGATACGCTACATCTTCCATGTCGTCACAATCGTTGTAAATTGTATAGTCTCCATTGTTGACTTTTTCGATTGCTTCATCGAATGTGTAGCCACATTCTGACATCATGGCTTTTACAACGTCCTGTTGATTTTCGTCAAGTTCTTCCAGTTGTTCCGCAATCTCGTTTAGTGTGTCAATGCTTTCATACTCACCAACGTTATAAAAATCGCATTCGTAGTCCGTAATAAAATACTCTTCGTAGTAGTTGCCGCTTTCGTCTGGTACGTTGCTAATTCCGATACGCTGGAAAACTTTTTTCAGATCCTCTTCCGATACTGGTAAAGTTACCCATTCACCGACTAGACAACCTTCGTTGTACTTTCCTAAATTTGTTACAAAAACATTCATCATAATAAAACCACCTTTCTTTTTTCCGGCGGCTCTGCTATAATATACTAGCAACCGCCTTTTTGTTTGGTTGTGCCTATTGGCGAAACTGTCCAGGTTATGCAGCCGATAGGCATTTTTTAGTTTTTTAACAGTTTTATTTCTATCTGTTGATATTATATTAGCATATGCTAATATTTTTGTCAATGGTTTTATTAGTATTTGCTAATATTTTTTGTGTTGTTTTTTATTTCTTATTATGATATACTAATATAAAAGTTAGACGATATTATATAAAAGGAAGTGAATTAGATGCAGTACAATAAATTATTTGCTTTACTTGCGATGCAGGGCAAAAAGAAAACGGATTTGTTATCGGTGATTAGTTCGCCCACACTGGCGAAATTATCGAAAGGGCAATCTGTTACAACCGATATTATAGAAAAAATATGTAAATATCTAAATTGTCAACCTGGCGATATAATGGAAGTAACGCCAGATAGTAAGGACAGCTAATACAGATCATGCAGCCGATTCCATATAAAAGGATCGGCTTTTCTTTTGCCCTTTTTCGGCTCTGTATATCTGGTATAAACTGTTTTATAAAATCCTCAAAAATAATTATATGGACAAAAAATGCGTTCTATCTTTCTTAAATTCCGGCGGTTTTGGTTCTTTTTGGATGTGGTATAAAATGCATTTGTCCATATAATTTATATTATGCGTACAAATTATATTGACTTTCGAATATACGTTTGCTATACTTTAGATAGTACCTGGACAGTGCTATAAAAAAGAAAGGCGGTTATTTGTATGAAAAACACAGAACAGATTTTACATGATTATCAAAAAGAACTACATAGAATCGGAAAAAGCCAGAACACCGTAAAAGGATACCTGAGCAATATTTCGATTTTCCTTCGTTGGGCAGAAGAAACCAGTGGAGAACCCTTTGCCGGAACGCTTACCCCTATAGAGGTAAAGGCATACAGAACATACTTGGACAAAACGCAGAAAGCGTCTCTTTCAACGATTAACACGAAACTCGCAGCCGTGCAGAGCTTTTGCAATTTTCTCCATAACGCTTATGGAAATGAAACAATAAAAGTAGAAAAGAAGAAAGGAAACATCAACCCAAAAGTAGAGGTATTGAGTAAGCAAGAACTTTTTCAATTTTTGAAATACGTCGAAGGTAACGCATCCCTTCTGCACAGAGTTATTACACAAACAATACTGAACACTGGTATGCGTGAAACAGAAGTGGTTGACTTAGAAATGTCCGATATTGTCAATCTCGACAGTACGAAAAATTCCTATATCATAATCAGAAGTGGTAAAGGCGATAAATACAGAGAAATCAATATATCCGGCGATTACAAAGCTCTTCTGCGTGAATGGATCGAGCATAGACCTTCGACCGACTCACAGAAAGTCTTTATCGGATCTCGTGGAACCTTAACTTCAAACGGTGTTTATAAGATGATCCATCGCCTGGGCGAAGCAAAAGGATTAAATGTTTATCCCCATATGCTCCGCCACCAGTATTTAACACAGATCTCTAAGAAGTGCGAAAACCTTCAGGATATTAAGTCTCTTCAGGACATCGCCGGACATTCTACGATTGAAACGACCATGCGGTTCTACATTCACGGATCGGCTGAAAGTAAGAATAAGCTCACATCGGATCTTAACTATTTCGAATAATGAACGCTTATAATTGAAGATTGGATTAATAAAAAGGCACTCACTGTAAAAAGTGAGTGCTTTCTTTATGCGTGTATTTATTCATTTACTATGCATATTATTCATTTATGATTATCAGGCACAAATCTTCCGGTATGCAGCCGATTCCCCTTATGGAGCGAAAATTCCTTGCTTTCCGGCGGCTGGATTGCTCTCTCAGGGGTTAATTTTGGTTCCATGATTCCAGTTGGAGAATTTTTTTCTGAACGATGATACGTAAAAAGCCGTATAAAATAAGGGTTTATTCCCACCCCATCACACCAACCAGTTCCCAAAATATCTCCGTCCCTGATTCCGCCTTATCCGATCGCAGAATTTCGCATCTCGATTATACCATAATACCCATAAAAAACCAGGGGTAAAATTAAGCAAAAACTCATTTTTGAATTATAGTCTTAAACTATACCAATAGGGGTTAAAATCACAAATTCCTATAGTGTCATATACCCCTATATATATGCAAAATTCATTTTTTAAATCGCTTGCAATTTCTGGAAAATATGGGGTTGATTTTCGTATACCCATAGGGGTATATTTCTGTGATTCACATTTTGGCATCTGGGTGTCCAACAGGAGGTAAACAACTATGCCCTAAACCGATTGCGTCGGCAAAACACCGAGTCAGCTTCCGCATTGGGACAACGCGCTGCCATAATAACAGTCTATATAGAACCTTGCCCGGCTGGAATCCAAAATCTCCAAAAATAAATATGGGGGTAATTTTCACTCCACAATTTGTGAAGTCAAATGCATCAAATCCCACTTTTTGTGGAATCAGATTTTCCATCCGCAGAATATGGGGTTAGAAAAAGGCTCTGTATGCGTTTTTCACGATCGCTACCCTAAGATTTCTACCTTAGAATTTAAAATCTCGCAATACAGAGCCTTTTTATTCTTTGTTTTTGTCGTTACGGTTCAGGAATATGGGGATGATTTCTCCGAAATTCTTCTTTCTCTTCTTTTTCCATTTTAATCATTTCATCACTGGCGCGATCTTTCCATTTATGGATTGCAACAAAATCAGAAAAATGATGTTAATATTTTCCTGAATGCTCATATTTCTTTGACATAATAAAAGCATAGTCATTTAAGGATGGGCGGCGTATCCATCATCTCAGGTACTCTTTACAGAGTGCGTCGGGAACCATTTCCGACCTCAAAAACAACTATGCTCATTACTATCTTATTTACTTTTCGATGTTATTATACTATTCATTTTCAATTTTGTCAACAATAAATTTTTTAATTCTACCACTATGTAAACGTCTTTCTATTTTTGATTCCGCAATGCTATGCATTGTTGATACATACAAATACTCACCGCTTTTATCCAATTTTATACCAATTAGGATATTATCTTTGTATCTTTTAATAAGCTCAATGGAATCATCATTTTCATTCGGATTGACGCCTATATAATCCGGATTATTGATTATATCTGGAATATAATCAATATATTTTAAACAATTTTCATGATGACGATTCAATAAATGTGCTGGCAGACCTTTCGATCTATAAATAGTATATTCTTCAATATCAATTCCCAAAATTTCATTAAATACTAAATTGTATTTTCCCATCTCTAATAGTTTTTCATCCATATAACTACTCCATTCGTACATATATAAATGATTATACCATTATTTATGGGACAAATCCATAATATTTATATATTAATCAACTTTTTCATCCAGCTCAATTTTTTCCGTCTTAGTATCTACCACTGGATCAGATTCTATTTTTTCTACTTGTTCCACTTTTGCATTCGCTTCATCTTCGATCCGCTTTAATTCAAGAGCGGTATCTGTGGTGTAAGGGGATCGGTCGATGATCGTCTGCTTACTGATCGCGCCGCAGTTGTACTGAATTTGCATATTTTCCATATCGGACGCATTATCAACCGGACGTGCAACATTGAATGAAAAATTCACACTATCATATACTTCATCCGCTACTGTTTGACCATTATATTCCATCAGTTTGCGGATGTAGGCAAGTCTTTGTTCGAATCCTTCCTTCATACTGACAATGTATTGACGTGCAAAATTATCACACTGCTGATATAACATTGTGATACTTGTCTCAGATACATTCGCTACGTTTGATTGCCCCATGATACTCGCAGGTACGCAAGCGATCGCATAAAACTGTTGGATAACATAGTCCAGTTCTAGTTTAATGCTCTCCCGATCCATCTGAGCATTTGCCCAACTAAACGTAGCTCCATCTTCTAAATTCATAACCGCACCGACAATGTTGGTTGGAATGCTCGAATCCATACGCTGACCTGACACCACACCTAATGGGGATAATGACAAGGTATTTACTGCCGTGTCCAGTTTTGACAAGAGTGCTTCGATCGTATCCATAATGCCCATAAGATCAAGAGGGAATGGATCGCCAAACTTGTCGTATTTTGATTTATCCATGGCACTGTACCAGATTGGAAGTCCTGTAAGATTATTTTTCGTATCCGTCAGTGTTCCATCTTCATAAATCTCCACTTTGTCAGGATAATACACGATATAATGTTCTTTCCTGGTATCTTCATCTTTCCAATATTCAACAAAGTTGGTGTAATTTCCATATGAATCATAAATCGGATAGGAGTCTTTATTTCGGATAATTTTGGAACGAATTTTTCCATCTCCATCGAGATAAACGTACTCAAACGAATCGCCATATGTAATCAGGTCTTTCGCCACCTCAAGATCTGTTTTTGTATATCCACCTTTTTTATAAATTGTGTTCAATAATGATACAAATTCTTTGTCACCAGTGATAGAGACGGGCGATCCACAAATATAAGAACTATGGAATTTGATGATTGATTTTAAAGTCTGAAGTACCAGACGGGTAGGCTCAAATTCGTGTTCTTTGAATTGGAACGACGGAATCTGAAGAACCTTATGTTCTCTCCGCAGGTATTCATCAATGCTTTCTACTCTGTTGATTCTGTCTTTATATTTTATTTTTTGTATTTCATCCTTATACCAATACGTTTTATCCGTATTCATTTCCACTCCTTTTCCGAAAAAATTTTTGATTGCTTTAATTGGATTTATCATTTATTATTCCTTCCATGGAAGATGCATTTCTTCAGGCGAATTCCGTCTGGTAATTTTTCTTTTTTATAGATCGCTTGTGCAGCTTTATCCGCCAGAATTTTCTTGTGATCGGCTGCATCGTATTCATTGTCATACGCAAAAATATATTCTTTCGTTACACCTGCCATAAAGAAAAGACTACCTCCATTTGCTACGTATTCGACCATTCCTTGGTCGATGACTCTTTTATATTCTTCATAATTCATTTTAATTATTTCCTTTCACAAATAGTGTTCATTATATATACCAAACGCCATTGGTTAACCCTTCTAATGCCATCGCAAAAGCCATGACCCTATCATCTTTCGCGCCTTGGACGGCCTGCTGCTTTCCATGGTCATCCAACTGGAATGATTTCATTTCATCCAGAAGATATTTGCTATTAATAAGTATCTGTCCCGTCTCAAACATCTCCACGAACCTATTGATGATAATAGGTCGGCTCTTGGCGGATGTTTGAAATCCAGGTTTCTTTCTGGCCTTACCTTTGGCATCGTATTCCTTGTATTTATATAATCGTAGGTATCGACTACCACTGTCATAGAGCTTGTCTACTACGGTATGTCCGGCGGATGCTTTCTCCACTACGAGCAATGCAGTATTGTAATATTCTCCAACTTCACGCACGAGATCTGCAAATTCATAGGGTTTGATTTTGTTCGAAGCAAATTCGAAAACCTGAATACCGTTATGATCCACGATCTCAATAATGCTATTATCGGAACCAATACCCTCACCCGTATCAACTCCACCATAATATCTTTCGTTGACCTTCGGAGTGTTCCACATGATCCAGTCTTTCTTCCATTTTCGCATCATTGGCGATAGCTTCATCCCTACTTGCGATAATGATTTCGTTTCATATAAACCATTCATTCTGGACTGTATCTTTTCCAGGTCGAACACGTTATTTCCAGAAACAAGGAATGATTCTGTAGCTGTGGTCGGATATTCCTGTCGGAACTTTTCGATTCCGATATTCGCTATCTTCATTCGTCTCCACATAAGCTTCTTTATCGCAAGTGGATTTTTCTCTGCATCCATCTTGTAATATAGAGATAATTCCTCTTCGTCCAGCTCATTTTCTTCCAGATATTTTCCATAACGATTGAAATAGATCTCCGTATTTTGCTCATATTCCTGAAGGAATTGTCGCTTATCATCTAACCATGAAAAGAAAAATGGCTTGTACTGGCTTTCTTTATGTACAGCCTTTTGCCATAATTCGAACCAATAATTCATCCCATTTGAAGTGGATTCGAGTACGATCTGACCGTCAGGACGTAAAGCTGCTTCGATCGCTACCAACTGATTTTTCAGCTTTTCATCATCCATGAAGGCGACTTCCGTAAGATGAACATAACGTAAGGTTGATCCTCTCGCTGCATCTTTGGTTCCACATACGCAACAAACGATTCTTGATCTATTTTCCAGGATCAGTTCTTTCCGGTTGTTCGCCACATCATTCAGCTTAACAGCCTGATCCAGATCATCGTACATAGCTTTCAATTTTTTAAAAACAATATCCACTGTGTCCAGCGAATAAGACATCAACATACACACCGTATCAGGTTGTGTGTGTGTCAGGTATAATGAATAGGCAATCGCCCAGGACGTGATACCTAACTGTCTTGACTTAGCGACGATATTAAATTTTCCAAAGTTTTTTGCCAACACCTTCTGATGGTACGTTGGCTCAAATCTTACTTTTCTTCCTGTCTTGTCAACGATATGGACGAAATAACGACACCACAGGACAGGATCAGTGACTATTTTTCGTAGCTTTTCTTCTCTTGTCACGTTTCGCCCCCTTTTAAAATAAAAAAGGCTGCACGATTTGATCCATGCAACCTTAACGTCTGAGTACGAAATGAGCTTCGCCCCTCGTACTATAAATTATTTCAATCTCCCTGGCATCAGGGAATAATTCTTTTAAAATTTGTAAGTCCTGTTCTTCTGTAAATCCGAAACCTTCATGTTTGGTATATAAAAATTCGCACAACTGTTTACTTTGTATCATTATTCCTTGTACTCATAGGAATAATCTTCTGAATCTTCCAGATCAGTTTCGGATACTTTATTCAAAATACTTACAAGACCATTTTCCTTATTCTCCGCAAAGAATTTTTCGGAAAAATCTTCGAATGCTTTGAACGCCTGGACATCGCCTGACAATGCTTTTTGATAATACGCATTGTAAAGCTCAATCTGCTTTTTCTGATGCAATCGCTTGAGTAGCCACAGTACGGCGTTCTGTACCCCTTCTTCCAACATGTACTTTTCGCATGTTTTTTCTGTGATTTTACCACCAAAAACTGCATATCTTCTTTTCAGATCATCAAACGTCCTGATCGGATTTTTCTCATGATCTTTCAGATACTCAGGACAATATTTCCACATGATGTAGTACACCTTCGTATCTGTGTTAATCATATTCTTCAAGGTCTGGTAGACGGATGTTTCCGTAGAAACGCTACTGCCAGCCGCGTTTTTATTTGCCATATTTTTTACTTCCTTATTTACTTTTTCTTGATGGCATTGAAAATCCATGCAAGAAACACTCCCATGCTCATTCCAACCAATCCAAACGGCATACCGGCACACGCTGCCATAAAATATTTTTCTCTATTCTGCATTATTTTCCATCAGCTCTTTAAAATTAAACTTCCCAAAAAGTTCATTCATCTTTTCTATCGGTGTGATAAAACGTTGTTGATTCGTGACATAGTATTCTTTCATATCATTTAATCTTAGGCAAGCCAACTGACCATGTGGGAAACTTGCGCCACAATCAATGCCAATTTTATCGTTATTATTTTCGACATCATACCATATTTTGCATGGCGCAATATATATGCCCTTCTTATCAATATTAATATCTCGTGTTGTGGTATGACCAAAAACAACAACCGTATCTTCTGCGTATCCTTTTTCTTTCAAGACTGTTTTATCAACAGGATTCATATAAAAATCTTTTCGTACAAATAATTGCTCTGATTTTTCATTCTCTTTTGAAAAACCACCATGAACAAGTAAATACGACTTATCTCCCACTTTGATATATTTTTCTTCAACACACTCTGAAAGAAAATCCAATATTTCCGATCGTTCATCCTTTGATATCCGATCCCAGTCCGAAAATGTTTCCCATTCAGTGGTATGGGAACAAAGCTCTGACATATTTATTGATGTATTGATTTTACGTTGCAACTCTCCCACCCTATTATTATTCTCTATCGCATTATTTAATTTAGAAAAACTGCGGAATAAGTTTGAGAGCGCATCCGCCATTGTTTTTGACGTATGTTTTTCTTCCCGTTGCTCTCTATGTATCGTCCTCTGATTAATCTCTCGCTGGTATTCTTCAATCTCTGCACTATTCAAATGGTATTTGCTATTTACCTTAAAATAATATTCGTGATTTCCTAATATCAAATCACATATATTTTTTTTATGTAACTCAATAATCTTCTGCAATACCTTGAGTCCACCACCACGATCTATACAATCCCCAATCACATAAAGTTTATCTCCTTTTTGAAGATTAATTTTATCCAACATATCGTCAAACAAATCTATTCTTCCGTGAATATCACTCATCACATAAATCACTATTTTATTCCCTCTTTCACCAAAAAATCTTCATTAATTTCTTCAATAAGTCCCGTGTAATAATCCCATTTGTACATATGTACCTTCACATCATCTAAAGAGACGTTTCCTTTAATCAGGAACTCTCCTCCACCTTTATTACTATAATAAAATGTCTCATACCTGGACGTATCAATTTCAAAAATCACACTTATTGATCCATGATATTCTAAGTTTGATTGCTTTGTTTTATCCTTACCTTCAAAATATTTAAAAAGAATATTCTCCCTAAAACCGCCCATACCATATCCCAATGGACGATCCATATCATCCGAACAGAAAAGGTATCCACTTTCTTCATGATATACTTTTTCAACATTTTCATTCGGAAAATTACCATCTAAATAATTTGATGGTTTAATATATCCATCCTCTTGAATCTTTAGATAATTTTCATAAGATGTACCATGATATAATTTAATATCATGCAACTTAACAGGTAACTTTTTCATAAGTTTTTCCATTTTTTCTTGTGACAGTTCGCCCACTCTTTCATCTTCTTTTTTATCTAATTTAGTGTCAAGATCATTCTGTTCGGCCTTGTATCCTCCATATAAGATAGATAGAAAGGCATTTTGATTTTTCCTGACACGTTTGCCAATTTCTTCTATTAACTCTACAACCCTTTCTTCATCGGAACATTCTCTCTCAAACAATGTTCTGACTTTAAACCACGTCAACGCGAAATTTCTATATCGTAAGAACCATTGATACGGAACAACTGTGTTCATTAATTTAGTGTATTCAACCGATAAGTCATCATAATTTTTTAACAGTTTTGATAATTCGGCTATCATTTGCGCTACATCCAAAAGTTCTGCATAATCTATTGTTTCGCCATTTTCTATATTCTCTAATGCTTCATATGTAGAAATAACATCTTTTGCATTTTCATCTGGCGCAAAATTCTTAATAACGAAAGGTGCTAATAGATTAACTATATCTTTATTTTCCATATTTTCCCTGTCTTTCCTCTGGAACTTCCGCTACGATCATATTCAAAGCATAGCTTGTCGGATTCCCGTCACGATCTTCTCCGTGTCCTATTTCAAATTCAACAATCGTTCTTTTAACCAGATACGGTTCCCCATTAATTACTTTTCCACTGACATAATACGATTCTCCATCATCATAACAGCGGACGAATCCATAATTTCTTTCTTTATTCCACATCGTGATATATCCCATGTATCTTGGTCTTTGCTCACGTTTCTTCCTATTATAATTCTCCAACGTTGAAACTTTCCTTTCATTAAAAAGTAGCGTTCAATAATTCAGAACTCCAACATGATTGGTTTTCTTTTTCTGAACACGAACGCCCTATGATTTTTCTTTATTTTTCCCCATACAACGACTGGAAATCTTTTTCGAAGGGCATAGGCGGTTAGAGGATCATACGTTATCGTATAATCCTGACCACCATATTCACCCTTTAATTCTCCATCATCATATGGGAATAACGACTTAATTTGATCTTCAGATAACCCGTGACCGTACCGATCCTGGATTTCTTCTTCCGCGAGATTGCTAGTTAGCAACCACCAGTTCAACTGGTGGTTTATTATTAGCCCTCCAAAGGGCTATTGTTACTGCTCGCCCCAAAGGGCGGTATCGCAAGCACTTTTGCTGGCCCGCTATAAAGCGGTACTACTCGAATCTTCTCGTCTCGATTCTTCTGCTTGCTCTTTTATATACTTTTGAACTGCTTCATCTGTTATATTGCCAATCGTTTCAACATAATATCCTCTAGCCCAAAACGCTTTATCCCATTTACTTTGCAGCTCAGGATGCCTGTCATAAATCATTAATGTGCTTTTTCCTTTCAGATACCCCATAAAATCTGATACTCTGAGTTTTGGTGGAATTGCTACGCTTAAATGTACATGATCTATACATACCGCTCCTGCAATTATCTCTACATTTTTATACTGGCATAAAGTTGCTATTATCTCTCGGACATCTCTGCGTATTCTCCCATACAATACCTTCTTTCGGTATTTAGGAATAAACACAATGTGATACTGGCATTTCCAACGAGTATGTGATAAACTTTTATTGTCCATTTGGACCGCCTCCTTTGATTTTGAGTTTGGCTTGCGACACCATTCTCATTCTATCACAGGAGGCTTTATTTTGTTATCCTCACCACTTCCGA